AAGCCATCTGCCGCGACGTGAAGACCGCGCTTGACCTAGACCTATGGTCATTGGACGTGGTGATCGACAAAAAGGGAAAGCTGTGGGTGATGGAAACATCGTCGGCAACCGGCTTGGGTAGCGTAAAGATGTGCGAGGTTTACAAAGCCATCTACGAAGACTTCTACGGTAAAAAACTCCCTGACGAGTTCCTGGAAAAGATCTACCTTAACTACGTGGTTCCTGGGCACCAAAACTACTATCCTAAATACAAGAAAGAAATCCAGTCCTCGCAATGGCCGATGGACTACAAAATTCTTACCAATCCCAAAGCGGTAGACGGCTATCGCTACTTTTTCAAACTAGACAAATGATAACAGGCATATTTAAGACATCCCGGAAAGAGAGCGAGAGGAGACTTCCACTCTACCCTGAACACATTCACAAGATCTCGCGGAAGACCCTATCGGAGCTCATTTTTGAAGAAGGCTACGGTGAAGACTACGGTTACACCGACCAAGACTTACGGGACATAGGTTGCTGCATAGGAGACAGGGAAACCTTGTTTGCGGAATGTGACATCATTATTCTACCTAAACCAGTGGCCGCTGACTTGGCAGAAATGCGAGACGGTACCACTCTGTGTGGTTGGACACATGCAGTTCAACAGAGAGACATTACCGACTTGGCAATCAGAAAGGGTCTTACCCTCATGGCCTGGGAAGAAATGAACCTGGTTAGCAAGCACGGAAAGATGCACATCTTCTACCGCAATAACGAACTAGCCGGCTATGCAGGGATCCTGCATTTCCTGGAGCTAAAAGGTATGGACGGTCACTACGGTCCTCGCCGAAAGGTTGTGATCTTGGGTTACGGCTCGGTCAGTCGTGGAGCCATCTATGCTCTGCAAGGCCGTGGTTTCAACAACATCACGGTCTACACACAGCGGCCATCGCATTTAGTGGTGGACAAGAATCCCGACGTCTGGTATAAATCCTTTGCTACTGACAACGTCAACGATGACTTGCTAGAGGCAGACATCATCTTTAACGGCGTGCTGCAAGACGTCAACGCTCCGCTGATGTACGTGACCACTCCAGGTGAACTAAACTCGCTGAAGAAGAACACGGCTATCATTGACATCTCATGTGACAAGGGGATGGGATTCTACTTTGCAACACCTACCACCTTCGAAGAGCCTATCATTGAACTTGGGCGTGGCATTTCTTACTACTCAGTAGACCATACTCCTACCTACTTGTGGAATGCGGCTTCGCGAGAAATCTCCAGCGCGCTATTACCCTATTTGGACACTATTGTAGATCCTCAGCGCTGGTCAGCAGAACCCGTCATCAACAACGCAATTGACATTCGTAACGGCGTGGTGGTCAACCAGAACATCAACAAATTTCAAGGCAGATGAAATGGGTTAAGACATTTGAAAGCTTTATTTTTGAAAGCGCTGCTATTAAAAGGCTAAAGGTATTTCATTCTACCGATTCTAAATTTGACGAGTTTTCACTAGATCATGCATGGGATGGCTTTTGGTTTACTGACAACCAACAGGCACTACAGAATAGAGAAGTTGGTGCAGCGGGCGGCAAGTACATTATGACTCGCTACATCACTCTTAATAACCCGGCCGGCTGGGATGAATACGAAAAGTTTTCAGTTGGAGAACTTATTGCAAAGGGATATGACGGTGTCATCCTACCGGATGAAGGCCGAATTGACTACCTGGTCTTTAACCCTGGCTCGATTAGCAAGAGATAGTAGTCCCAGTTTTGCTGGATATATAATACATAATCCAAGCAAATGAAGAAAGAGTCCAAAGAAGAACTTCGTCAAAGTTTAGACGACCTATTAGGTTATGATCTGCCTGATGAAATTCCAGGCATTGATATGGGAGCCGAATTACCTCGGGTTTCTGCCTCTCGCCAAGTATCACCCGTTGAGGATAAGTCTAGGGTTAAAGCACAAAAGGTAATGGACAAGCTGCTCCGCTTTTACCTAAGTGAAGAAGTGATTGAAGAGCAAGAGTACATTAAAGCAAAGGCCGAACTTGATAAGCAGGCATTAGGTTCTCTTATTAAACAGATGGAGAATTCTGACCGTGCAATCAACATCCTAATGGACACTATTTTTGAGGGTGATGTTGCACCACGTATGTTTGAGGTCCTAAGTGATCTACAGCGCACTATGCTGGACATTATTAAGAGTCAAACTATGTATATGATTGCCATTGAGGAGAATGCACGAAAGATGGCACGTGAGATTGACATTTATCAGCCACAGTCAGGAATGGGTGCTCATCGCGAGTCAAGCGGAGGCAGTGTTAAGTCTCGTGGCACTAAGGATCTTATGAGAGCTCTACAGAACACAATTAAAGAAGAAGCAAAAGATGTCGACAGTGAAGAGTCTAGTGATGAAGAATAGCTTTGTTCTTCTACAGGAAGAACGTGAACCTGATATGACTCCTAGTGGAATCCTTATCCCACAGCCTAAATGGAAGAGAAGGTGTAGAGTAGTCTCAGCATGTCCAACCTCAGGTCTATCTGAAGGTGAGACCGTCCTGCGTAATGTAGGAAAGGGAACTGATATTGAATTGGATGATGTTGAGTATGAAATACTTCATTCCGATTGGATCATAGCGGTATTGCATGAGTAGCAAACCTAAACCTGAGCGCGGCGGATTTGAGCTTGAGGTTAAGCAAGAGGAGAGTGCGGTTTGGTCAACGGCTAAAGTTGAACAGCTTCTTGTTGCAACTGAGGATGGCTATAAGCCAAAGGTGACTCCCTTCTATGAAGGCAATCAAAACCTAAAAAAGGGTAACCTTGTCTTTGAGTACACGGCTGACGAGATTAGCGAGATTAAGCGTTGTGCAACTGACATTGTCTATTTTGCCAATAAGTACTGCACGGTTATGACCGATGAAGGTCTCCAGATTGTTACGCTACGAGGCTATCAGGAGGAAATGCTTAAGCAGTTTCAGCAGGAGAGATTTAATATCTGCCTTGCCAGCAGGCAAATTGGTAAAACGATTTGCTCTTCAATTTTTATTGCATGGTACGTTCTCTTTAATTTTGACCGCAATGCACTTATTCTTTCCAATAAGGGTGCAACTACAACCGAGATTCTGGATAAGGGTAAGGTGATCCTTGAGAACCTGCCCTTTTTCCTAAAGCCGGGCATTATTAAGTATGATGTCTTTAACTCTAAATTTGACAATGGATGTCGGATTATTGGACAGACAACAACCAAGAAGGCGGCAATCGGCTTTACGATTCACCTCCTATTTATGGACGAGTTTGCTCACATACCAGCACAATACCTGGACTCTTTCTATGAGAACGTTTATCCTACTGTTTCCGCATCAAAGAAGTCAAAGGTTATCATAACCAGTACTCCGTGGGGCTTTAATAAGTTCTATGAGATCTACACGGCCGCCGAAAAGGGACTAAGTGAATTTAAGCCATTCCGGGTTGACTGGTGGGATGTTCCTGGACGGGATGAGGCTTGGATGCGGCAAGAGGTGCAAAACCTAGGCAGTGAAGAGGCATTCAACCGGCAGTACGGTAATCAGTTCATTGCCAGCAGCAGTCTGCTACTAGGGCCTGAGAGCATTATGAAGCTACAGAAGGGACAGGTTAAGTATGTTCATCGTGATGTACCTGAGCTAGATGAAGAGAGTCTTGAGTATAGTGGCCTTCTTTGGCATCCTGAATTTGATATTGACGATGCTGGTGAGAGCTCTAACTATTGGATGTTCTCAGTTGACATTGCCGAGGGTAATGGTGGAGATGCAAGTGTGATTAACATATTTAAGATCTCTCCAATGGCACTGGAGAATTTTAAGAAGATCGTATCACCTGGTAGTATGATTGACTTCTTTGGACTTACACAAGTTGGTCGCTTTAGAAGCAATGCATGCTCAATTGATGACTTTGCAAAGGTTCTATACATTCTAGCATATGACATTTTTTACCAAGAAAACGTTAAGCTTCTTATTGAATGGAACACGTTTGGGGCTGAGCTTATGAAGCGTCTTGAAACGGTCTTTCCGCAGCGGAATGACTTTGATGAAGAGAGCGTGGCTAAGTTTAAGCACAGGATTGATGCCAAGACACCCTCATTCGGTCTTAGGGTTAAGAGTGACAATAAGCCTATTCTATGTCAGAATTTTAAGAAAGCCGTTGGACAGCATCGCATTATGCTAACTGACCCGGACACCGTTAAAGAGTCAACTATGTTCGGCAAGCTACCGAATGGCAGTTATGCCGGTCAGTCAGGCCATGATGACCTAATTATGAGCTCAATTAATGGATGCGCATTTATGGACACTATTGACTTCACTGAGTTTGTCGAGGAGCTCTTTGATCTAGTTGACACTAAAATTCAAGACGAGATTGAGTCAATTTTAGACCGGGATCTTAAAGGCGGTAATCTAAACTATGATATATATGATCTTGTCTAATTTCTTGACTAATGACGAGATATATAAACCAAACAAAGGAAAAAAATAATCTAAGACATGGCAATTTCTCCACAAATTTCATCTATCAAGGCGAGTGGGACCTATAGATTTGAATTCGACAAAAGTCAAGTGGTTAGCATTCCAGCTAATCAGATAAGACTTGTTGTTGGATTTTCAAGGACCGGTCCGTTCAACACACCAGTCTTTGTGCCTGACAGCGGCTTTTTTAAGCAAGTGTATGGCGACATTGACCGCAACCTAGAGCGTAAAGACTCATACTTTCATAGAAGCTGTCTTGCTGCTCTTGAGAGAGGTCCAATTCTTGCACTGAACCTGCTCTCTCTTGACGATGAGGACGATGTTCAATACCGTCAGTTCTCAACGGCTGCTACTACAAATCAAGGCAACAATATAGCAGAACTTGATGAGTACTCAGGGTTCTATAATAAGGATAAGTTTTGGTTCCCTGATAGTGAAACGTTTCTTAGCCTTGTTGGAGCTACCGATGTATTTAGCTCTACCACAACTAACACTAACAACCTTCTTGACTTTGTCAACCTAGGTCAAAACCCAGTCTCTGTCATTGTAAGAAAGGCGGCTGCTGCAAATGTATCCGGCTTCAATGTTACTGTTGAAGAGTGGTACGGTTCGGCTAATGTACCTGGCTTCCTTGATAAGGACAGTCTTATCTCGGACTTTATGGTTGACATCTTCTTCATTCAGGGTAACTTTGGTGGAGACTTTGCGCAAGCAAACCCTTATGAGCGTTTCCTAGCTGACCCAACTTACCAAGAATACTTTGTCTCAAACCGTGGTATTAAGAGAAAGCGTAGCATTACAGACACAACTGACACTTATCTTGAGGAGTTCTTTAATGAGTCTGAGGTTAACCTATTTGCACAGTATACAGCTTGCCTAATTCCTGACTTTACTGACCAACTTGGCAACAACCTATTTGTTGAGACTCTTGTCAATGCTGACTCTGCATCAACAGGTATGTTCTGTGCTGTTAACCAAGACCTATTTAGTGGAGACTTCCTAATTGATGGCCGTAGCGGTGGTATTGACCTAATTGGTCATAACATTGAGCTGGTGCAGCCTGACAAGGTTAACTTCCTTTCATATGAAGGTCCTATCTCTGCTGATTTTGAAGAGTGTACTGAATTTATCATACCAACAGGAGTTCAGATTGAAACTGGTGCAACTATTAATGTGGTCCAATTGACTACTGGAGAGTTTGAACTTACCTATCTAGGAAGTGTAGGCGATGCATTTTATGATGCATTGGCATTACTCTCACCTAACACGCCTACTGTCGTTGGTAGTTTTGTAAAGAGCAAGGCAGCGACTGCTGAATATGTACCAGTCACCGGTGTTCAGGCAACAGCAGGCTCTATCTCAGTTACATTCTCAGGAGTTGGCATTGTGATAGGTGATGTACAGTTTGTTGCCGGAGACATCTTTGAATATGTTCAGCCTAGTGACCTAAATCAAACTGTACAAAAGTTTGTTAGCGGTAGCGATAATAGCACTCGTGTTATTGGCGGTCCAGCAAGTACACTATATTCCAGTTTTGCGGCTGGTGTTTATACCGATGGAGATCTTGCCGTATACCAAAACACAACGGTAGGCCTTCCCTTTGAATCATCTCTAGTCTTTAACCAAGTTTCTTATAGCTGGATTCATGAAGGTGTAGGTTCTGGTAATATCGTTCAAATCTCTGACCCTGCATACTATCTGCCGTCAGTTGAAGTGGTTCCTTACACTGACGACACATATTCATCAGAAAGAACTTCAACGATAGAGTTTTCATTATACAATACAAACATACCTGGTGGCGGTAGTTCATTCGGTATCTTTCTTGATTCTGATAATAACCCTGTCACTGCATTGTGTCTTGACATTCAGTCTCTTACTGGAGCAAACAACATTACGTTTGACATTATAGCTGACTCATCTAATCCGCAGGCTAATCTGTTTCCTAACCAAGTTCTTATTAATGCAGCTTCTCTTAATGTAGGTGCAATTGCGGTTGGTAATTATCTTGTTCATGACGAAGGACTCGTAAGCGGCCATTCTCGCTTAACCAGGATCAATCAGGTGCAAGGCAGCGTGACCAATGCAACAAATGCAGCCGTTCCTGTTGGTGTAACTGCACTTCTTGTCACATGTCAGTCTGAAATTGCAGTAAGCACAGCAGGGTTGGTTAAAAGTGTTGAGCTCTACTTCCCGATTGACACCTGGATTGAATACTTCAACATCTTTACATTCAATGGCTTTAACCTGCTTCCTACTAAGCATATGCCAAATGGAACAAATGAGCGCCAAAACCAGATTCTGAATGGTACCTTAAACGGCACTAATCTATTCAAGGCTCTTACTGACACTGAGGTCATCAACTTCCGTTATGTTGTTGATACATTTGGTAATGGTATTGAATCAGGCTCTAAGGCAATCTACACAAGACTTTGCCAGAGCAGAAAGAATGCTTTTGCTATCATTAATGCCCCATCGGCTGATGACTTTAAGAAGAGTGTTAACCCAAGCTTTAAAGATGCCACAGGCGCGCTCTCAACCCGCTTCATTTCAACTGGCGGTAACCTAAGTCTGAACCCAACGGTTAGATACTCTCTGCCGTCAATCACACAAGGTGCTAGCTGGGGTGCATTCTACTTCCCTTACATCACAGTTCGTGATCTTGGTAAGAACATCAATGTACCACCTGCAGGTTACATCTCAAACAACTTCATTGCTAAGTATGAAAATGCTCTACCTTGGTCACTAGTGGCTGGTGTTAGACGTGGGGTTGTCGGTGGTACTGGAGTGGTTGGATTGGAGATTAATCTTGACCGCGAGGATCGCGAGTACATTGAGCCATTCGGTCTTAATCCTATCGTCTTCCAAACTGGAACTGGTCCAACTATCTTTGCTAATAAGACTGCGCAACAGAGCCCTAAATCTGCTCTTAGCTCAATCAACGTTAGAGAGGTTGTGATCTACATACAGGATGGCATTGATGCAATTCTTAAGAACTACCTGTTTGAGTTTAATACTGCACAAACCAGACTTGAGATTAAGACGCTGGCTGATAACTTCTTGGCATCTGTTCAAAACGATGATGGTGTTTATGACTTCCGTAACATTATGGACGAGAGCAACAACACTCCTGATGTGATAGACCAAAACATTGGTATTCTTGACACTTACATTGAGCCTGTTCGCGGACTTGAGATACTTGTGCAAAGAACAACTATTCTAAAGACTGGAGCTATCAGTTCAGGTAACTTTCAGTAATTCATAAAAAGAAAAGAGGAATTTCCTCTTTTCTTTTGTAGTGTTGGTTTTTTTGATATGTATGTAGATATATAATAAAATGACCGAAAGATTTAATCATATTATTGATGCATGCAATACATGTGTTTCTGGCTACTATCAAAGGGAGTCTGGGTTTGCTAAAACATGGCCAGACGTATATAGCGAGTACTTAAGATACTGTGAGTCTGAACTTTATACCGCTCTCAAAGACACGTCATTTAGTCAAAGACTATGGCATTTTTTACACGCCATAAACTACCCAGTGACAAACCCAGATTGCGGTGAGACTACAGCCTTTGCTGGATTTAGACTAGGTTATAAAAAATTCTGCTCGCAAAACTGTGCATGTCTAACTAAACATGCAAATTTTGTTAAAAGGGAAAACTCTAGGCTAAAGTATGGTGTTGATAGCCCCATGCAGCTTGAAGTAAACCGAAAAAAAGTTAGTGAAACAAAAAGATCTGCTTCACCTGAAGAAAAAGCCTTAATTGAAGATAAGAGAAAGACTACTACATTAGAGAGATACGGCGTTGATAATCCAAACAAATCACCGGAAATCATTAGCAAGCGAGTAGAGTCATTTAAGAACAATATAGATCAATGGAAAGAGTCATATAAAAGAACTTCGCAGGAAAGATATGGCACAGATCACCCTCTATCATCTCGCATAGTTAGAGATAAGTATAAGCAAACTTTAGTGGAAAGATACGGCGCTGATAACCCAATGAAGTGTAATGAAATTAAAGAAAGGTCATGTGAAACTAGCCTGTTTAAGTACGGCGTTCGGCATGCATTTCAAAGTGAAGAGGTTAAAGAAAGAATAAAGTCTACGCTAAGACTAAGATATGGCGTAGACAATGTTTCACATGATCCTGAGATAAGACAGCGAATATCCGACGGCGTTAAGTTAAGTTGTGAAAATAAGCTAATGGCTAGGTATCCTGAAATTATATCCTGTGTTGGGTCTAAGTTAGAGGTAAGATGCAATCAAGATTGCGCGTGTGGTGGTGTCTTTGAGATCAACAGAGGTCTGTTTAGGCAAAGGAAGGCATATAAAATACTAACGTGCCCAATAGCAAACCCAATTAAGAATATTGGAGCATCATTAGAAGAATCAGTAAGCACTTATTTAGATGAACTTAAGATCGCATATATAAAAAATGATCGTAAAGTGCTAGGCGGTATGGAGCTAGATTTTTTTATGCCAGAGCTTAACATTGGCATAGAAGTGAATGGTGTTTATTGGCATGGCGAAAAATTTAGAGAGCGGCAGTACCATCAACAAAAAACCCTAGCTGCACAGTTTGCAGGAGTACAACTTATTCATGTATGGGAAGATGATTGGTCGTATAAAGAAGAGATCATTAAGAGCATGCTAGCCGCAAAGCTTGGAAAGTGCAAGATTTCAATAGGAGCACGTAAATGCGAAATTAGAGAAGTTACTGCCAAGGATGCTACTAACTTTTTATCAAAGAATCATTTACAGGGTGCAGTAGGAAGCAGGGTAAGACTTGGCCTATATTATAAAGATCAATTAGTCTCAATTGCTACATTTGGTAAGACTAGAAAGATTATGAATCAGAATGAGGACGATAGCACATGGGAATTATATCGATTTGCAAACTCTCTTAACATAAGAGTACATGGTGGCTTTAGTAAATTATTGTCTTACTTTATTACTACATACACTCCTACCGAAATACTTACATTTGCTAGCGCAGATCACTCGGACGGTAGTCTATACGCAATGACAGGATTTGATTTTGTATCAATGACAGCCCCTGGATATTCATGGGTGGTTGATGGGATAAGAAGACATCGATCTAACTTCACAAAACAAAAACTTATCGCTGGTGGTGATGATCCAACCTTAAGTGAGTTTGAAATTATGTCTCAGAAGGGATGCCACAGAATTTGGGATAGCGGCAATTTTAAGTTTAAGTTAGTCTTATGATCATTGATATATAATTCAACGTTATGTATACCAAATATAAAAAGGGAATAGGAGCTATCAGTTCAGGTAACTTCCAATAGGTTTAGTTAATAAGATACCAAAGAATAAGTCATGACGATAAAAAACTTTAATGATTTCATAAATGAGGCTAACACATATGCTGACCTTGCGCCTTCATTGGAAAGCGCATTCAAAAAGACAGGCATTCAAGATTTTTGCTATGATAACAAAATAACGGTTAGCGGATCAACATGGAACATAGGTCATCCTAACGGCTCTATTGGTGTTACATTTTGGCTCATGGAGCCTGTACCTACTACGGTTTATAAGGATGCTCTAAAGACTGCCAAGTCATGGGCTAAACAGAATAATCTTATTGCGGCAACATTTTATCCGGATGGTGTTACCCTTAACGATAAAGGCAGGCAGGACTGGGGTAATAAGTCAGCTATGAATGCTAAGTATGTATGGGGATTTACCTTCTACACTAAAGAGTACGAAATTAAGATTTATACTGAACTCTAAGAGAGGTTATTGATAAATATAAAAAAAGAATAGGAAATGGCCTTACCACATTACACACAAAGCCGTACGAGTAACAACAAATACGAGCCTATTTACCCAAGTCTATTTGAGGTGACTCTGTTTACTCCATTAGGTGATGATACAGCAATCATTCTTGAGCACGTTAAGACAATCGGCGGACTGAACAACTTAAATCCTACAGTGGATCCAGTTGGACAAAAATACAAGTTTGCTGACCGGAGCTTTGCGGGTATGCCAACACAAACCTTTGTTGACCTGGCACTGACCTTTACTCTTAACCTAAATGATGCTAACGAAAACTTCATTTACAATACCATGAGAAACTGGTATAAGCTCATCTATGATCCCTTGACCGGTGAAATGGGATTGAAGAAGGATTATGTTGGTAGCGGCATTATTGTCCAATACAACCGTGCAGGTTCTATCTTCCGTAAGATCACGGTTAAGGACATCTTCCCAACTGGGCAGCCTGCATTCCTTGATGAACTCTCATATGAGACCAATGATCCAGCCGAGCTCGCAATGACCTATCGTTGTGACAACTGGATTGAGGAGAATGTTGGAGGATAGAGAGTAGGGTTTTAGTGGAAAAAGGGCCTTTGAGCCCTTTTTCTTTTACTAGCACTGATATATAATTAAGAAATGGCAATGCTGCCAAAAAAAACATAAGCATGATACACATTGACGAATCTTCACGCCTAAATCCAGGCAAGAGAATGATTATAGGTTCTATGATCGGTTCAGCCGGAGCAACTGCTGTTGTTAAAGCTTCACAAGAAGCTCTTAAATCTTGGCCTGAATTAGATCGTAAGAAAAAATCAGAAGTATTAAATAAGCTGAAAGAACTAAAGGCAAAAGCTAAAGAAACTCTTTCGGCTGACTTATCGGCAGCTCCAGCAGAAAAGAAAACAGCTGCACGTGAAAAGGCGGATGCAGTAGATCAACAATTTAAGGCTGCTGTTAAGAAAAGAACAGCTAAAGAAGAAACTGGTGATAATTCTAAAAAGATAGAATCATTAAAAGCCGAAAGAGAAAAAATTAATGATAGCACTAAACAAATTTTAGATGAATTTGATAAAATGAATAAAGAAATGGAATCTCGTAAACTAGATCCAGAAGAAATTGAAGGCATGCTGGCAAAAGCAGAACCTTTAATTGCTAAGCTAGAAAAATTTGCTAAACAGGCAGATGATATTGATAAATCAATTGCGGAACTTGAAGGAACTAATGAATCTTTTCTAAATATGCTACCTGAGATGTTTCTCTATGAGATGGATATTAGCAAGGCTGTTGATAAAGCCAATTCTATAGTAGCTGCTATTGAGGATAAAAGTAATGGAGGTTCCGGCAATGGTGATAATTCTAAAAAAGAAAAACTCCAAAAAGAAATTGAAGAACTCAAAAAAGAAATAGAAGATACAAAGGCTGATATAAAGGAAAAGTGGAGTGAGCAAGCAGAACTTAGAAATGAGTTAAAGGATTTTTATGATGATAGAGACTCGTATAAAAAAGATGGCGATGATGAGGATGCTGAGATGGCGCAAATGCAAATTGATAGAATTAAAGGTGAAATTGAAGAAATTGAAGACACTAAAACAATGCTTAAACACCAGTTAGAAGAATATGAAGAAGGTTTAGCAGAACTTAAGGACGAACTTAAATCATTAGGTGAATCTTCATCACATAAATTCACCAAACATGTAATGCTTTTTGAGCAGTTTATAAATAAATTGTACTAATCCAAACTAACATATACTGCAATTAGAAAGAAGGCCTTCGGGCCTTCTTTCTTTTACTAGCACTGTAGCGGTAACATTGATAAAGATAGTGCCTTATATTTACAACGAGAAATTGATAAATATGCGAACCAGTATGGCATTAAAAATACAACGATATGAACCATTCTGAATAGTTCGACGTTAATCACTAAA